GACGAAAAAGAGGAGCCGAAGCTCCCCTTATTTTATTAACCATCTAGTTCAGAAATAGCTTCCTGAGCCGCTTGGTTATCTTTAGGAGAATCTTTCTCCGCAGCACCAGAGCTAGATAGCCAAGCTGCAATTTCAGTGCGCATAGCTTCTGGGTCCATACGTGGGAATAACTCATCAAGAGACTTCATGTTTTCCATGATTTCTTTGTCAGACTCGTGAAGTTTAGCTACTTCTGGAGAGTCTTTAAGTTTCATCGTAGCGATAGCGTTAATTGTATACTTAACTTCGTGCCATTTGTCGCCGGTACGTGTTACTACGAAGTCAATAGAGGTTGGATCGCTGACTTCAAGTTCTTTCATAGTAGAAAGAATGCCGTCGAAGATAGACTTTTTCAAATCCATAGCTTCTAGCTTACCAGTCTCACGGTTGATAACCATACATTTGTATGCACGTTTACAACGTAGTGGACGCATTTTACCTGGGTTTTCTGGATCTTTCTCTTTTAGACCAAATTCTGAAACTGGGTCTACTGCACCTGAGATAAATTTCTCAGTTTTGCGGTCGAAGCGTAAGCATTCAAATGGGCGTGGTTTACCTTCTTGGTTGTGAACCCAGTAATCCATACGAGCTAGTACACCTGATACAATACGGAACTGAGTGTTACCATTTTTCAGTTTCATATGAGTTACTTCTGAGGTTACTGCTGCGCCGTTAGCTTCATTCCAATTTAGAGACATGTTTTTTCCTTCTTAAAGATTAAATTTGATTGATTTATTTCGATTAGTGGGTTATTAGTGACGACGGTTGGCTCGATATACTCAGGTATATATGCCATATCTAAGTCTGTATTCCCGTTTATGATATAGTGTTGATAGTTTCTTAGAGAAAGAATACCTAGGTATTCTGCTAGTTGTTGGTAGTTTAGATTATATGGATTTTCAGTAATAACTTGTGGGTTAACTATATAACTTTTCCCTTCAAGAACTTTATATCCGGTATCTTTATTTACTAGTCTGTGAAATAATTTGACTATTAGTTCAGAATTACCTAGAGCCAATAGCCATATCGTTTCGAAGTTAAAGAAGATCATTTCTTAATTTCTGCATATATTATAACAACACTTTAATAAATTAGCAAATGAAATTTTCTAACATTTGCAATTCACCTTGTAGTTTCTATTTGTTAAGTCTTTCTCGATTTCTGGAACTATTATACAATAACTATTAGGGTTTAGCAACTAAGTTTTTGTTTTAATTGCTCTCCGATCCTAGACTTAGTGTATTTTATCATCTCCCAGCCCCGGGAGAAGTAAACACCTTTACGGATAGATAGATGTCGTCTACCTGTATTACCTTCTAGACCTATATCTACTAGTATTGGATGTAGTTTATTCTCGGCTATACGCTGGATTCGTCCAGCGATTTGCTGAACCAAGGATTCATTATTTGTTGGTGTGCCTAGTATAACACAACTTAACTCATCTAAGGATACCCCTTCAGCAAATATAGATTGAGTTGCCCATAGTATAGAAGAGTCTGGTGACTTCGCTATACTGTCCATTATCTCTAGTCTAGATTCTAAGTCTACATTTCCAGTTATCAGGTACGAGTCGACTGAGTTATTTAAATGCCAATCTTCTAATACCTCTATCCTATCATTTACAACCAATACTTTATGACCTAGCAAGGCATAGGCATTAGCTAGTTCTTTAATAGTCCCTCTGTACTCGGGGTATGAGTATAACTCATTTACCCTCAAAGCCCAAGGGGTTTTCTGAGTACCTGGAACTTCACAATCTAGATTGTATAAGTGTACTTCTGGGGGTAAGGTATTCCTCTCTTCAGGGGTGTATACCTTTAGACCGAAAAAATTAGAGAAACAGGCGTGTAATCCATCTTTTCGTTTTAATGTACCTGTAAGCCCGACTTTTATTCTAGCTTTAGAAAACATTACTAGAGTTTCAAATGTAGCTGCAACACAGTGATGTGCCTCATCTATTACTAGCATGCCAAATTCATTAGACAGAGCGAAACCGTGTTTTCTTACTGTTTGAATATTGGCTACTACTATAGGAGGGCTTGTATCATACTTACCACTACCTATTACTCCAGGCTTAAAGCCAAACCAGCGCTCTACCTCTTTTTCCCACATAGATCTAATATTAGTATTAGTACATACTACTAAGGTCTTTTCTTGGAACTTGTAAGCTAGGTATAGAGCCGAAATAGTTTTACCAAACTATATATTATGAGCGTTACGTATTAGCTCCTCTAGGTTTCCCTAAAGATTGGACTATATCTTCTAAATCATTTAAAGAAGATAAAAACACAAATCTTATATTATTATCTACACACCATTGCTCTTTCTCTTTTATATTACCGGAATAGTCTTGTCTTACTTTAGTATGCCCGGTAGATACTTCTATAATAGTATTATCTATAAAAGAGTAGTAGTCACTAATCCATTTTCTATCGCAGGTAGTTATTGCAGAGTATGGTACTTGTGGTAGGTAGTTACTTGGTAGTCTCTCGCCTACTGCTTCCTCTATAGCCGATATATTAGAGCTTTCACAAGTATCGCACTTAAACATCTTACCTTCTCGCAGCATATGTCCAAGAGTAGTTGTAGAATACTTTTTTGTATGGTTACACTTAATAAACTTTACAGAACAGTAAGCTTGCTGTTTATCTGTAGCATACCCTAAGTACTCTGTAACTTCTACTAAGTCTTCATAAGGCGTACCTTGTAACTTATCATTTAGTTGCCTTACTTTTAGTTCTAGAGATAAAGCTTTCTGACTTCCATTACAGTAACCACAATACTTCTTTCCTGCCTTAGCCCATCTTGAAAATGTTTGATCTTGTATGGGATATTCGCTATCACATTTACTACATTTAATTACTCTATACGTGCAGTTTTTATTATAATCTCTAAGAGATTTTACTACTATTACTTTAAGTAATTTGGCTTTTTCGTGTGTTTTTTGTTGTGTTTCTATTTCTTTCATAATTTAGTCCCCCATTTCGAACTCGTTAGCTCTACTCCTTTCGGATAGTCTCTGAACTTTTAGCATAGAATATTTATACCAAATTTATGTTGCCAATGAAAATAAATTTTTAATTCTTTAGCTACTTAGCTGCTGATCGCCCAATCTAATAGTTTTTTAACATTCACAGTCACCATTTCTAGTCCTGTTGTAGTACTATTAGCTCTAAGGGTATTCCAGCAATTAGAGGGATTTATACCGAGCCTTAGTAAAAACCCGGTTTACCATTTATTATACAGTCTCCGTCAACATCCTGACAGATTATATCTTGGTCTTCTCGCAAAGTGAAGCTAGGTTCCGGTATACTCACAGGAACCGATATTCTTTTATTAATAATCTCTAGATCATACTCTTTTAGCAAATCTAGTCTAGTGTTAGGCATCCAGTATACTTGATCACTTACTTTACCAAAGTGGGTTACATACCTAGGGTACTTAGCCTGTGGGTCTATAAGTTCATATGTTAACTGCTTCTGTAGCCTCTCCCTAAGCTCTTCATCTGGCTTAAGATATATCTTGTTTGATACTACTATTTTCATTATATCTTTATTCTAACACGCTCGGTGATGTTATCTGATACTTCAAACAATATACTACCTTTTGGCGTCTCTACAATTGTTGCATATTTCCCTACGCTATCTGATACAAAATTACCTATTTTTGTTTGTAACAGGTATGTACCTTTCCACGTCTTAGAGTAATGTAACACTGGGTAGGATTTGAGATTATAGAATACCTTTCTTGATAATTTCCATATTTTTCCATTGGCATCTATAAATTCTTTTCTAGTAGAGTTTAATACTTGAGAAAGATTGCTAAATCTTTCCTTTAGTGGATATAGTGGATAGTCCAAGTCCATGCTAAGCATTTTCAGACGTCTAGAGGGATAATCGCCGCCCAACATAGGCATATCCAGTATATATCTATCATATATAGAGAGTATTAAAATAAAGGGAGGTTCTTCCTCCCTTCCTAAGTTAGCTCTCAATGCATATATAGGGAACTTAGCTTCCAACATATTAACAGAATTCTTCTATACTTCTATTAATAGCTTCCGCCTTACTAGGTAGATTTTCGTAACCTTTAGGGAACTCTTGGTTACGTAACATCCTATCTACTTCTAGCTGGAAGCCTATATCATCAATTACCGCTAGCTCTGGCCACATCTTTTTAAGTTTACCACAGCCATAGTCTCGTGAACCTCCAACTTCAGAATCTGATTCAATACCTATAGGTGTTCCTTTGATTCCTAAGTATTCTCCCAACATATTAAATCTATCTTTTTGGATATTTTTATCTAGCAATTCAGAGTATTCGTCTACTAAGTCTTCCCTTACAATAGCCACTATTGAGTCGTGTACTAGAGCCACAATTTCAGCATCTAAACCACGTTGCTCGATCTCATTATCCGCTTCTATACATCCAAGTAGTAAGGAATCAGAGGAAGCTGACTGAATAATCGCGTTGAAGCCCGAGCGAATCTCCCCACCTACTACGCCTCTATCATCAGACCCAATATTATGTAGTCTACGCTTACGACCATAGTGGCTGTAGATATAACCGTATTGTCTAATCTGATCATGAGAATCTTCAATCCATACTTTTAGTCTAGGGAATCTACCAAAGTACGTATCTATATATCCTTTAGCATCGGATAAAGAACAAGGATTATACGGTGTCCCCATTTCAATGTGTTGGTCTAATAGGGCTTC